GGAGCACGGCAATTGGAAAAGGACTTGAATGCATATATCAGAGACGGGGACGAAATCGTGGCAGAGGAATTTGCAAACTACCAACTGGTTAGACTCTGGATGATGGTCAAGGAAATCAAAGAACAGGCACTTTCACAATGCCGCCACCGCCACGCAGGGTGCATGGCATTTATTGAGGACGAATCAATTGATGCTGAGGGTTACGTGATGCATGGGATTCAGGGCGGTTCCTGGAAATTGGTTGACCGTGAACTATTCTCCCATGCCAATTTCAATAATGCAAAATGGTGTGCCGCTTCTTAAACTGCACACATTTTTCCCCATTGCCCCCAAAATCCTGTATATTAGAATAGTGGAGGGAAGGGAATCAACCCAACCCCCACCCATCCAAATTTCCTAAATCAACATGCCCCTTGCAACCGAAATTCAAATGGAAACACCCACATGGGAGAATTACAACGGTTGGGCAAATTATGAAACCTGGAACGTTTCACTCTGGATTCAGAACACCCGCGCCCTTTATGAGGTTGCTACCAACTGCGGCACTTATGCCCGATTCGTGGAGTACATGCATGAGGAGCAAATCTTTGAAACTGGGGACGGGGTTAAGTGGAATGACCCTAAACTGGATTTGGAGGAGTTGGACGAAATGATCGACGAACTCCACGACTAAGAATTCTATAGGAACGGGTTCGCCTCAAAGACGCCCACCCTACACCATCGCTTTTTTATCATGTCCGTTGATGCTGCTCTGTTCGCTCTTGAAAATGCTTCCACTGCCAATGAGGTTCGTGAAATCCTAGAACAGATCGATTATGAGGCAAAGCAGACTGACTAATTCAGTTTGTAACAGATTCAGAGATCCGCCCCTAAACGGGTGGATCTTTTTCTATAATAACAGAGTACCAAACAAATTTTCTATGCATCGCGCAATCGGATCAACCCGCTCAACCGACACCAACCTTAAAGGGCATCACCTCCGCGCATCATCAGGCGGCGGCATGACTTTCACTAAGGCAGGGGGACTAGGTAAGCAAATGGTTGATAATCTTTATGAGGTTCAATGCCGCTATCAGGAAATGCTGTTAGCAGACCGCAAAGCACAGGGACGCGGCGGGTACATCATCGGATAACACCCCCATTCGTTCGTGCAAACAACAGTGCCCCCGCCTTAGGGGGTTTTTTATGGGGTCGCGTATATAAAAGGCATGGATCCCTTAAGCTATAAAGTGTTACGGAAGCGAGATAAATGTTTACTTTCACTTTAAAAAAATTTCCCGTACTATATAAATCTGAAATAGGTAATACCTCATATGAAAAAAAATCACGAGGAAAATTTTACGACCATAGAGATTGATCCTGTAAGTGGAGAGTATTTTACAGTTCTACCTGAATGGATAGTAAACGAACAAGGTTGGTTTGAAGGCACTCATTTAAACATACATGAAGATAGTGGGGAAATTATAATCAGTGAGAAAAATTAATGGCAGTTAGTTACCACATATACCTAAGAGACGAAGTATTATTTAAAGATTTGTCTAAAAACGAGTTTAAAGTCATATGGGGACGTTTATTTCATTCATATTATAGAGATGAATTAACATATGAAGAATTAAATGACATAGAGAGAGGACTTTGCAAAAATGGGTATACCGAACCTATAGGAGATCCTTCTTATTAGTTGACAATTCATATATAAACTGATATAATTGACTTGAAGGAATCAAAGAATTATGGCAAAAGGATTTACTGTTAAAGCAAAAACTCCCACTGCTGCTAAGAAAGAAGCAGAATGGGATTATGATGCAGCACGGCAAATGGTTCAGGGTAAAGCAATTGTATTTTGCTTACCTGGTAGAGGAGTATCATATGCTTTTCTAAAGAGTTTCGTACAACTATGTTTTGATCTTGTACAAAGTGGAGCAAGTATTCAGATTTCTCAAGATTATAGTTCTATGGTGAACTTTGCTAGATGTAAGTGTCTAGGAGCAAACGTTCTACGTGGACCTGATCAAAAACCTTGGGATGGAAAACTTAATTATGATTGGCAATTATGGATTGATAGTGATATAGTATTCAACTCAGAGAAGTTCTGGCAACTTGTTCTAATGGATAAGGATCTTGCAGCAGGTTGGTATTGTACAGAAGATGGTCATACTAGTTCGATTGCTCACTGGTTAGAAGAGGATGACTTCCGTAAGAATGGTGGAGTTATGAATCACGAAACACTAGAGAGTATGAGCAAGCGTAGAAAGCCTTTTACTTGTGATTACACAGGTTTTGGTTGGTTACTCATTAAGAATGGTGTATTTGAACACGAAGAGATGAAGTATCCCTGGTTTGCTCCACAGATGCAAGTATTTGAATCGGGCGAAGTACAAGATATGTGTGGAGAAGACGTATCCTTCTGTCTCGATTGCAAAGAAGCTGGCTTCGAAATCTGGTGTGATCCTCGCGTTAGAGTTGGTCACGAAAAAACGAGAGTGATCTGATGTCTGAGCATCGATATAATATTCACCATAAAGGTAAGAAGATACATTCAGATCTTACAGAGGAAGAATACTTCGATACTATGGGGAACTTAGCAGAGGATTTTTATCTTCTAGGTTCTCCCAATCCAGACGATTTAAACACTGAAATTTACTTAGTACAAGGAGACAATTAATGGCAGTCAAGCTTAAAGGTGGTGTTATGGGTGGCACTTACGTAGAAACTATTCCGAAAAAAACTCGTCAAGGAGCAGGAAAGCATACAAAATATACGTCAACCTCGCGTAACTCGGCTCGTAAACCTTATAGGGGACAAGGGCGATGATGCATCTATTAGCAGCAGCATCCCTAAACCTGAATGAAGCATGGAACTTATCATGGGGTGAAGGCATTCAATTCATCCTAGTTCTTGCTTTTGTTTATTGGTTAAAAGTCCAAATAGACACCAGAGCAGGATTGGGTAAGAAAAAGAAACGAGAACTAAAGCAGATTATAAAAGAAGCAATAGAAGAGGCAGAAATAAATAAAGTAACCATAAGATAAGCACCTACGGGTGCTTTTTTATGTCCTAAGATAAATAATTTTTTAAATAATACAAATAAATGGATAACCTAATGTCTGCTGTTAAAAAGGTATGGGAAGATTCTGAAAGTGAAAACACTGAATCTGACCCACAAGTCATTCAAGAAATTATGCACGATGATATGCCATCAAAAAAGCAGCATTTAAAAGAAGGCGTATAACAGTATAAATAACAAATAATACATGTTGTTTCGTTCATAGATGGCTGTAAAACGAATATCCAGAGCATTTAAGGATATTAGTCTCTCTTTTGAGATGCATCCTATCACAAAAGATATTCCCATTCTCAAAAATGAGGATGCTATTAAGAGAGCTATTCGCAATCTTATTCAAACTGTACCTAGTGAGCGATTTTTTAACTCATATATTGGGTCTGAGGTAAAAACTACCCTATTTGAGTTTGTTGACTTTGGTAATGCAACCATTCTTGAAGAGCAAATAACAATTGCAATCAGTAATTATGAACCAAGGGTTGAAAATGTTAATGTTAAAGTCATTCCACAACCAGATAATAATGCTTTTGAAGTAAATATTAACTTTAAAATCATTGGTCAGGACGTTCCACCCCAAAAATTTACCTATATTCTAGAAGCAACAAGATAATATGCCTTTTACAAAGTTTACAAATCTTGATTTCGATCAAATAAAGACGTCCATTAAGGATTATCTCCGTGCTAACACAACTTTCACGGATTTTGACTTTGAAGGATCCAATTTTTCTGTATTAATCGACACATTAGCATATAATACCTATATTACTGCATTCAATTCCAACATGATTGTCAACGAATCCTTCCTGGATTCTGCGACTTTAAGGGAAAACGTTGTTTCGTTAGCAAGAAATATTGGTTATGTACCCCGTTCTAAGACAGCAGCGAAGGCAACTGTATCATTTAATGTAGGAACATCAAGTGTAGAAGGGCAATTGATACTAAAATCAGGGTTAGTTTGTGTTGGTGGAGTTGATAACACCACATATACCTTCTCTGTACCTGAAGATGTCACTACAAATATTGTTAGTAATGTAGCAGAATTTGAAAATATTACGGTTTATCAAGGAATTTTCTTGACAAAACAGTTTATAATCGATAATTCAACGAATCAGAGGTTTATTCTTGATAATCCTGATATTGATACAAGCACAATAGTGGTTAAAGTTGGAACTCGTGAGTATAAACAGATAGATAACATCGTAAAAATTGATGGTGAATCAGAAATTTATCTACTACAAGAAATTACTGATGAAAGATATGAACTTTTATTCGGTGATGGCATTATTGGTAAGAAACTATCCAGTGGTGAGACAGTTACGGTTAGTTATATTACAACTAAAGGAAGTGAAGGTAATGGACCATCATTATTCTCTTATGCGGGAACAACCACTGATGGTAATGATTCTATTATAAATTCGACCACTAGTGTTAGTATTACTACCACTTCTAATGCCTCTGGAGGCGGCGACATTGAGCCTATTGAGTCTGTTAAGTACTTTGCTCCTAGAACTTATGCATCGCAAAATCGTGCCGTTACAGCAAGGGATTATGAAGCCATAGTTCAGTCAGTTTATCCAGAAACAGAATCAGTAACTGTTATTGGTGGAGAAGAATTAGATCCACCTCAGTTTGGAAAAGTTCTAATCAGCATTAAACCTAAAAATGGTTGGACATTATCAGACTTTAAGAAAACTGAACTCTTAAATGACTTAAAACAGTATACGGTATCTGGTATCAATCAAGAAATCATTGATCTTAAACTACTATATGTTGAAATTGATAGTGATATTTTCTATGATTCTTCAAGAGTAAGTAATGTATTGGATCTTAAATCCAATATAACAACATCTTTATCAAAATATGCAAAATCAGTAGATTTGAATAAATTTGGTGGAAGATTTAAGTATAGTAAGACCATACAATTGATTGATGGTGTTGATAATTCAATTACATCCAATATTACAAGAGTTAGGATGAGAAGAAATCTTAATTGTATATTAAATACATATGCTCAGTACGAATTATGCTTTGGTAATAAGTTTTATAAGAAAATAGATGGTTATAACATTAAGAGTACTGGATTTTCAATTCAAGGTGAAGCAGAAATAGTGTATTTTGTAGATGTCCCATCTGCAGACAGTGCTATTGGTGTGCTTTCTGCAGTTAAACCTACAGTTGAACCGGATACTTATGAAGTTGTTAAAAAATCAATTGGAACAGTAGATTATACAAAAGGTGAGGTAATTGTTAATACACTTAATATTACTAATACTGTTTTACCCGATGGTGTTATTGAAATTCAAGCATATCCAGATTCTAATGATGTTATTGGTCTTAAGGATCTATATTTGGTGTTTGATGTTTCAAAAAGTGAGATAAATATGGTTAAGGACACGATTGCTTCTGGCGAACAAATATCGGGTGTTAATTATCCCGTCAGATCAAGTTATTCCAATGGACAGTTAACTAGGTAATAAAGTAATATGATCACGACCGGTTTTGATGCTAGAGTCAAAGTACAACAAATAATTGATAATCAGTTACCTGAGTTTTTAATATCGGAAGCTCCTAAGGCATCGGAATTTTTAAAGCAATATTATATTGGGCAGGAATATCAAGGTGGACCCATTGATATTGCTGAAAATCTTGATCAATATTTGAATTTTAACTATATGACTCAAGATGTGGTTGCTGGAATCACATCTTTAACAAGTGCTGTATCTACAACTGATACAACAATTTCGGTAGATAATACGAAAGGATATCCAGATCAGTATGGTCTTATTAAAGTTGATGATGAAATAATCACATATACTGGTAAAACTTCAACTAGTTTTACTGGATGTATTCGTGGATTTAGTGGTATTACCAGTTATAGGGATCCACTTAATTCTGAAGAATTAATTTTTGAATCTACAACTGCAAGTGCTCATAATAATAATTTAAGAATAGAGAATTTAAGTGCTCTATTTCTACAAGAATTTTATAGAAAATTAAAAGTTCTTCTTGCCCCTGGATTTGAAGATGTTGATTTTGTAAAAGATTTAGATATTAATAAATTTATTAAGCAAATACGTGATTTTTATCAATCTAAAGGAACTAATGAATCATTTAGGATTCTTTTCAACGTTTTATTTGGACATACTCCTAAAATTATCAATTTAGAGGATTTTCTACTTAAACCTTCTGCTGGTGAGTATATTAGAAGAGAAGTATTAGTTTGTGAGAGAATATCTGGAGATCCCAACAAATTAGTTGGAAATATGGTTCAAAATGCAGATTTAAGTGCTGCTGGGCCTGTTTCTGAAGTTGAAATTATCAGTAGAAACAATAGAACGTTCTATAAAATACAATTATTCTCTGGATTTGATGAAAGTAGCTTAATTCAGGGCAATTTTACAATTTCACCAAAGACTAAAGTTACAGATACTGTTTCTATTGGTGCTTCTGTAATTACAGTTGATTCTACAGTTGGATTTGGTACTACAGGAACTCTAGTTTCTGGGGATAATAAAATTACATTTAATAGTAAAAATGTTAATCAGTTCTTTAATTGTACTGGTGTAAATGATATTATTAATCCAACTGATGATATTCGTTCTGAAGATACGATTTTCGGATATGAAGATGGAGATATTACAAAGCCAGTTAAATTAAGAATTACTGGTGTTCTATCAGATATTAAGGATAAAGATAAGTTTGGTTTATTATTAAAGGATGACTTAATTTCTGTTAAGAACCTTGGTGAAAAAGTTGAGAATAAGAATAGAAACTTTAAGGAATTTGCATTTAATACTTGGATTTACAATGTAAGATCTAGATATGAAATTGCAAGTTTTAATAATAACATGTTGGTTTTGCATGAAAAGGCACAACCTTCTAGTTTGAAAGTTGGTGATACTGTAGATATTTTAAACAGAAATAGTGAATCTGCAGTTAATACACTTGCTAAAGTAACTGCAATCAGTGAATATAGCGTAGAAATAGATCAAAATATTACTGTTCCTTCTTATACCCAATTAAGTATAAGAAAAAGGTATGATTATGCAGGGACTACTTCTCCTTCTGATGTTATTTTATCTTCCTCAAACATTCTTTCAGATGTACAGAATGTTTATAATGAAAATGAGGAGTATATGTATGTTGCATCAAATTCTCTACCAAAATATTCAATAACTAAGAAAAAATCTGCATCTAGTTTTACAATAACAGGATCAACAGTTATAAGTGACTATTTTAAGGGATATAGTGCAGCATCGAACAGATATTCTGTTTTGGGTTTTGTTGACAATGTTCCTTTTATTACTGGTGATGAGGTTATATACAGTTCATCAGGTGTTGATAATGTTATTAGTGGTTTAAAGTTGAATGAAATATATCATGTTGAGGTTTTAAGGGATAATAACAATCGTACAAATCAAATAAGGTTATATGTATCCAAATCTTTTATTGGAACAACAAATTATATTGAATTTGATGCATATAATACAAATTCTACTCATTCATTCACATTAAGACAGCATAGTGGTAGAACTTTATCAGCAAAGAAAGCATTAACAAAAATTCCTTTAGTACCAAATATTCAATCTGGAACTAATCAAGCAACTAAGTTTGGTCCTGTTGGATTGATGGTAAATGGTGTTGAAATTTTAAATTATAAAACTGATGATAAGGTTTATTATGGACCAATAGAAGATGTAAAGGTTTATAATAAAGGGGTTAATTATGATGTTATAAATCCACCCACTATTCTTGCTTCTAAGCCAGCTGCTGTTGGTGTTGGTACTACTGCTCTACTTACAGCAGTTGTTAGGGGATCTGTTAAAGATGTTTTAATCGATCCACAAAATTTCAGCATTCAAAGGATTGTTTCTGCAACTATTGATGGTGGAAATGGTACTGATGCTGATATTAAACCAGTATTAACGAAACAATATAGAGAAATTGAATTTAATGCTTCACAGGTTGGTGTTGCATTAACTGGTGGTGTTGATATTTCTAATGAGACTATTGTTTTTGATGAGGAGCATAGATTACAAGATGGTGATCCAATTGTTTATAATCCTAGTGGCAATTTACCACTTGGAATAGGTACTTTTGGTGGATCTAATACTAATCAAGATGAATACCTTGTAAATGGATCAATTTATTATCCACAAACTATAAATCCAAGAGCGATTTATCTTTATAAGAAATTAGAAGATTATGTAGCAGGTATTAATACAGTTGGATTTACTACCATTAATACTGGTGGAATGCACAAATTTAGGGATTTAGAAGCAAAAGATGTAATTTCTGAATTTAAAATTATAAATCCGGGATCTGGATATGAAAATAGAAATTTAAAAGTTTCACCTCTTGGAATTACAACATCCTTAAGTGTCATTAACTTCCCTAATCATGGATTTAATGATGGTGATTTAGTTAATTATACTTATGAAACTACTCCAATAATAGGACTTTCGAGTGAAAATTCCTATTATGTTATGAAAATTGATAGTTCTAGTTTCCAACTATCAAATGTTGGTGTTACAGAAGAAAAAATAGGATCAGTTAAGTTTGATGGAATTGGTGATAAACTTGATATTGGTGGACATTCTGATTTTGTTCTTGGATCTGGTGACTTTACATTTGAATGTTGGGTAAAAACTGCAGTAGCTACTTTAGATGGTAGTTCTGAACGTATAATTTATATGATGGATGGACCAACTGGAGGTAATTCTAATAATCCTGTTATAAGTTTATTAAGTTCTGGTGGTGGTGGTCGTGTAAAATTACATACTAGTCCGACTACTGTTCTACTATCTGCTACATCAGTTG